CTTAGAAGGGTTTCTAGACTTAATTAAAACTCTGCTAGATAAAGCTACTAATCATTACTTCGGTTTTGAGACTAAAGAAGCGCTTTTCAAAGCTACTGATCATTTGAACGCTAAGTTCGAAGTGCTCATGAAGCAATCAGATGAGGGCACTCTTGCCATCACTTTTGAAAATGCAGTAAATATTCAATTCTTGTTAAAAGAATATGAATTATTATTTAAATCTTTGGATTCTAAACAAAAACAAAATTTATCACGCCTCGTTGAATCTAAGATACATGTCTTGACGAAACTCCAGAAACATTTTAACAAATTTATCGTTATTAATGAAGGATTTAGACAAGAACCCGTATCCGTGATGTTTAAAGGACCTCCTGGTATATACAAATCTGAATTGACGTCACAATTAGCTGACATAGTTCTAAATATGTGTTTATCTAAGGAAGAAATTAGTAACTCGAAACGAGAGCATTTAATCTATGGAAGAAATTGCTCCGAACAATTTTGGTCTCGATGGAAAAATACAGTTAAAGTAATCATTATGGACGACTACGGTCAAGAACGAAGTGTTCCTGGTGAAACAAATAGTTGTTACATTGACACCATTAAGATTCAAAATACTGCCCCTAATCAATTGCCTATGGCAGGCGTAGATGAAAAAGGAGGAGCCTTTACTACAAATAGTTTCACTTTAGGTAATACTAATTTAGAAGAATTCAAGCCTTATGCTTTAAATTCTCCTGAAGCTATTGCCAGGCGATGGGATTTCTTAGTAACTCCTATACCTCTTCCAGAATATGCTAGTAAGGAAGATTCACGCAAGATAGATCCTAACACTATTTTAACAGATCAAGATGGCGTTTTGGATATTTCGCTAGATAAATATACTTTCGAGATTATTCCTAAAGGCAACAGAGCTCTTACTTACCACGTTACTTACTTGCAGTTTATTAATGAAATCAAGAAAATGTTTCAGATTAAAACTGCTCGGTTTAAACACAATTGTGATCGTAGACAAAAGTTAGTTGATGCTCTTCCAGAAGTGTTTGCAAAAGCAGCTCGAGAAGAACAAGACACAGCGATGTTCGAAAGATTAGCACACGCTAGAGTGCCTTCAATGGTACCTAACACTGCTGTAGAATCTTTCTTACAGTCTAGTATCCAAATGGAACCTGTGGATTCTTTAGAAGACGATGAAGATATGGGCTTTGAGCCTACATCAGATTTTGATATGTACTTTAACCCTGTATTCCAAGAAGAAGAAGCCCAAGAGGTTACTATGCCTTCTTTAGCTCCTAATTATGGATTTTGTTTCCGAACTTTGCTGGAAGCACCTAATATAGAGGCCAGGATTTCTAATTTGAAGGATGCTATTCGCATAGTTACGCAAGGTAAAGATATCAAATATATGCCGTCTTACTTCGAAAGATGGGAATCTTTGACTACTAAGCCGATAGCCGATATTTTACGAAAATCAGTAGAAGAAAAAATCTTATTATTTGCATCATTATATTATCACCTATG